TCAGGACGACAACTCCATCCGTCCAACACTCATATACGCAGCCCGTAAAAAGATGTGCATCATTTCGGTTGTCAGGATCATCCCTTCTGGCAACCGGAACTTAAAAGTATTACCTGGTATCTCCAAAAACTCTTGGTAAAGCAAAAATGTATCGTAAGATTCGTAGATCTGATATTCCATACTTGTTCCCCCTCTTGTATTAACTACATATATTATAGCACAGAGGGGTTTGAATTGAATTTATTAAAAATACATTTTGATAGAAAATAATATTATTCCCCTCAGAGAGCTGATCTCCGAGGGGATTTTTATTAAATAGATTTTACGGGTTCACGATATAATGGTTCCATCAGCCTAATATGCCATGGCGCTGGCTTGCTCCAACTGTAACATGGCATATCATGTCCATAGTTATCCTTATAAATTTGCTGAATGATTTTTAACTCGTCAGGGTGTGCTAAAGCTGTAACCACTCCATCATGCATCCAATAAACACATCCTTTTCCTTTCACCGTAAACATACACTGCATAGTCTCTTCTCCTTCCTGATCTGTTGTTGTGCTTTGGTTTCCGTTCATAAGCTCCTTGATACGGTTAATAAAATAGGCTTTTGTCTGCGCTGCGCCGCCGTGAATCTCCACTGATCTGTGCGGACAAGCGGTTGCAAACACCTCCTGATGCAGCATGATCGTGCTTGCACTTGGTGTAATTCCATACTGCTTGCACTTCTGTGCTGCCAACTGTAATGCTTTTTCCTCATTCGCTTTAAATACATTCAGATCGCCCATACTCTGGCATACTTCTATTCCCAAGAAATTAAGATTTCCGTTTAAGTCGCCGCAATGCCAAGCGCAGTTTGAATCATCCTCTGCTTGCAGAATTCCATCACTACAAACATAATAATGCGCAAATCCATTCTCCAAGTTCGCTCTCTGCAAGTAGTTTTTATAGTATTCCGATGTTGCGTTCTGGCTGTCTGCCCCGTTGTGGATAAAAATACCGACAGGATTCATCCCTCTCCTGCCGGCAATTCCTCTACAGATACTCATTCTTTCTCTTCCTCCTGTTCTTCTGCCTCGAATGCCTTTTCCAGTTCCTCTACGGATACTCTGCCAAATTCGTTCTGTTCGCTCATGTTCTCACCTCCTAGTGCGATGTCGCGCAATAAAAGAGGACGATTACTCGCCCTCCTGCTCCTGTGATTTATTTGTTAAAACATCCAGTGCTTTTTTTAACGCTTCCGGATATTTCACGCCCATAATTCCAACATTTTCCAAAATCGAGATCCCCTCATTTGCTATAAATGCCAGTACTACCGCTGTACGGATGTAGTCTACGCCGAGAGTGACATCCAATCGGTATGCAATAAGTACGATCAGTAGGGATACCCCTTTTCTGCACAGACCTTTCCATGCAGAGTAGCTGCTTAGCGCACCGTTCTCTGATTTGTTGCTCTTTTTCCAAAAGGCAGCGATCAGCAACCCGAGTACAAAATCTACACCCATAAAAATAAGTAATGTAGTCAAGTCCTCGGACCATCCTCCGATCAGGTTTACGAAACCTCCTGCAATAGCTCCGAATACCATGCATAAAAACGCTTTTACATTTGCTAACTGTTCCATTTTCTTCATATCCTCACTTTCCTTTCTGGTTTTAAGTATAAAAATAAGACCCTCACGGTCTTGCCCTAATCTCCATGTACCCTCCTAAGACGATGCAATCCAAGATGTACAAATCGTTCGCTCTGCATAATCTTTCTTTTCCACATCCAGAGAAATCTTGTCTCCTATACGATATCTTCCAGTTCCAATGATCGTCCCTGCGACTACTTCCGGGCACGCGCAAAATACGTGATATTTCGGCCGGAATTCTTCCGGGATGGCCACCTCGTCAAAATCATTGAAAGACCCGCTGTTCGGAAACTGCGCCAGCATCTCAATTTTGCAGTGTACGATCTTGCCGATCTTATACAACCACATCTGCATGCGATTACTGCTGTTTACATTGGAGTACGGTCCTCTCACCTGTCCGGAATCGTATTCCTTGATTCCCATCAATTCTTGATCACCCAGTAATAACTTGCCATGAAACCTCGCATCTTGATAGAAATCATAACCCACTTCGCTATCGCTTGCTGTTCCGCCGAAAGCAATACTTCTCCCTTTATTTGCAACATCCAACGCCCGGAACTGTGCCGGAACAATCACTTCTTCTTGTTTGCTTCCGTTTAAATCCGTGATTGTAACGATAACAAAGTACACGCTCCCCGTGGATATTTTCCCATTCCCGATTATTTGGGAAATCTTTCCACTTGTCGTGTTTGGATATGTTTCGCTTGCTTTCACCGGACTTCCAGAAGCAGTCTCCTGATAATCTATCCTGACACTGGTTGCCTTGTTAGAGTTATTTAAGGTCTGGTCTACTTGCCAGCTCCCAGTGACTTTAATGTACGTGCCATCACTCTTTGGTGATCCCTTAGAGTCGCATCGCAATGCAGTCAACCCGGTAATTGTCGGCTTAATGTACGCGATCTGCCAAACTGCATAAAGAGTCACATCTGCATCGGCACCGTATGTTGATCCCGGCATGTATGCTACGTCTCCAGCGGACGATGTTGCCCAGCCCATAAATACATAGCCATCTCTTGTGGGACGCACAGAAGATAGTGTTAATACGGATCCGTATATCTTTTTCTGGTTGTCTGGAGCACCGGTCCCACCATTTGCATTATAAGATACCGTATGCTCCCACGTAATAGCCGGCAGCGCGTAACTTCCATTTGCCGAGATTGTCGCTGGATTTATTCCCGTGTTGATCGTTGCGGAAAAACCGATGTTCTTTGATTGTCCGCTCGTTGGCATTGTGATCCGGAACGTCTTCGTTCCGCCGATATTCGTCCAGATCCATTGTCCGCCGCCACTGCCGACCGCGAATGTCGCACTGCCAGAGGTGTTCTGTCCATCACAGCTCATGCTGTACGGTGCACCGCCGTAATTGTATCCGCCCCAGTCAAATGCGATATCAAATCTGATATCTACATCATACTTATGCGTGAGATTAACATCTCCTACACCACGTACTGCCGTGACGTATATTCTTCCTGTTCCTGCCATCTTCCTCTCCTTACTCGATATAGATTATAGATAGGTGTCCATCCCCATTGTCCAGCATAGCATAGTTGCCTACACCAACTCTCTTTGCACTTAGATTGTCAATTTCTGCCACCGGCATATACGCTTTCTCGTTCCCAAAATATGCCAATCCCTTATCGCCCTGGTAAAATCCCAATCTGGAATTTGTTAATCTGGCTTTTAGGTCGTTTCCTGTTCCGCCAAGCTCCAGAAACGGTGTTACGCCATCCGACCCCTGCCGTACCCATGTATCAACCACCTCGGTCTTACCATTCACATACTCTACTGTATTTTTAAATTCTGCACGAACTTCATTTTTGTATTTTTCGAAGCTAGTGTTGATATTCGTTACGCTAGAGATTGCTGTATTTGCGGATTCCTGAGCATTTCCCGCAGCATCTTTCGCATCCTCGATGTCTTCTGCGTATGCTTCCACCCATTTTTCGCCATCCCAGTACTTAAACACGTTATTGACTGTATCGTACCAGAGCTTGGTCTTATCGTCCGGCGGGGTATCCGACTTGATTGCTGCATCCTCTCCGTCTGTTCCATCGGATACATCCATAACCGTAACCTCTTCGAATCCTCGAAGGATTCCCTCCGTATCCCTTGCTTCAAATTTGTAGACCGCCTTGCTCTCCACATCCAAAGCTCGAACTTTTATGGTCCGACCGGCATAAATATGATTTCCATCCTTAAACCATCGAATTGTGAAATTGTCTGTCCGATCTACCCCATTATCTATTACATTGGCAGTCAAGTTGGTAAAGCCTTCATTATTTTTAAATACAATTCCGTTATCCGTAGAGATACTGCTGGTGTAAATCTTTGTTTTGTTAATCAGATCCTCTACTTTCTGAAGCAAATCTTCAGAGATTTCCGACTGCAGCTCTTTAAAATTGGTAAAGACTGTCTTGTTTGCTTGCGGATTCGTGAAACTGCGAACCTGCTCCGATACTCTTGCACTCAAGTATAAGGTAGGAACGTACTCCTCATCCTCAATCTCCACGGTATCTCCGATAGCAGTATCAAAGTATCCCGTTACATCATAAGTCACGACCGGTTCAGATGCTGTTCTCAAGTCCGACAGCGCCATACTGTACAGTTTGTCTTTGTTATCCGTATCGTAGGATTTTGGCATAAAGATGTATCCATCTTCCTTGTTTATCAGGTTTGATGGAAATCTGTCCCTTGCCTGCGGCGCCCGGATATCTGGACCTTGTGTATAAAACTCTACTACGCCATTCTCATCCAGCTCCTCTTTCTCAATTCCCTGTATAGTCAGTCCATCCTTTCCTGTTGGACGGATACCGGTGTACAGATTTTCGATACTGGATTCCTTGCGGATACCGGTAACATTTTTTCCATACCGCAGCTTGATATCTCCCCGGAACTCCCCGACTCCCGCGTTATCGTCTGAGTGTTCCCGATACACGTTCATTACAATTTCTTTCAGCGAATAATCATCATTTAACACAGTCTGGAACTCAATCTCCGCATCGAATACATTCGCCACGGAAAATAAACGGGACAGTACCGTTGCCTCACCTGTCCATTCGTTTGAAATCCGCTTATCTGACACTTCATTGATCCCGATCCGCACGGTACGTTCCGGATCAAAGGCAGTTACATATTCCTCAAAGCTCATTGCGCTTTCAGATTTGTATGCCCCAACATTCTCGTTGATCAATTCGAAGCTTAAAGACCATGCTGTCGCAGTAACTGTAAATTCATCCTTTTCCACATGTACGATATTCAGATAGTAGTCTTTTCCGTTATATACAAAGGCTACTTTATTCCCTTCTACGATATACGCCGCATCCTCGTGTTTGGAACTTACCGTAAATGCGTATGTATTCGCTGTCCCCTGCAGATATTCATGGAGCTCATCGTTCCAATAATGCATAGAGTTTCGATGGGTGTTATCCAAAAATGCAAGCACCCTGTCATGTGGATTCAGTACGGCAATTCTGATTTCATTCATTATAAATACGCCTCCCTTATTTTGGCTTTAATCGTTGGTGGAGGACTGCTAAATGCCGAGTAGGAGAACTGGATCTCCGTCTCTCCCGGCGGTACCAGAAAATGCTTACTTCCTCGGATTTCATCTTCCATCCGCTTCATCCCGTTTACATAAACCGCTGTATCATTTCCATCAATATAGACCACATCTCCGGACTTATACCGGTTCGGCACATCTCTGTATTTTTCCACGTTATCCTTGCGGAACCAGATACTTTTTAAATAATTGTGCGTAACCAGCTGATTTCCAAGATCTCTACTTCCCCACTGCCCGATCCAGACCTGTATCTTCTCACACACCATGTCTTTAATCTCCGGGATAGTAAAGTAATAATACTGACCGTACCAAAAGATCCGTAGCCTGTCACCCTCTTTTAAAAAATCATTATGACCACCACCCATCTTCAAATTAAATGGGTTTCCCTCATAAGCTGTCGGCTGGAAATCCAGTGTCTTGATCTTCTTGTTTTGTGGTGCGAACCAGTCCACATGCGCCGTATTACCAACCGTATCACTCTTGTTAATAGACATAGAGCAGATCACTTCATTTTTCCCTGTAAGAAACGCAATAGTCTGTGCTCCCGTCTGTCCCATCAATCCAGTCTCGAACCAGTGCTGCGTGTAACAGTAAAAGTTCTTTGCCCCACGTCTGCCCTCGCTGTCAACCGGGATAGTAAGTGTTCTCATTCCGCCGTTCCAGTACCCGGATGTTGCCTGTCCACCTTTTAATGCCATCACGTTATATCCAGCAACATTCCTTACTTCAAGCGTTCCCTGTGTGGTATTTTCTGGATTCTGATAAGAGGTGCCGTGATCGTCTTGAAACAGGCTATACCCCTCTGACAGTATCTCTGACGCCTTATAGTCTTCGCCGTCTGCTTCTTCGATCTTGCCGAGTTGTATTGCACCGTATTTACTGGCAATCCCAATAAATCCATTTTCATGGTTGTGAGTGATATCGTAGCTTACCGGAACGGATTCTGTACCACCATTTACAATAGTAAGCGTCTGATATCCGCTTTCCTGATGGGCAGTAAACGATTTTTCCGCTGCAGAATATTTCCGTGGATCACAACAATAAAAAGTAAATTCGCTTTTTACGTTCAATCTGCCTGGCTCCACATCTCCTACACTTGATTTCGTCCCGATAAAATATTTATCCGGTTCATCTGCAAAAATCAGCTTTGCCTGTTCCTTATTTAAGATTCCAGAGAGTTTGTTGAATTTTTCCTGAAACTCTCTAGGAGATGTGCAAAGCAACTGGTATCCAACTGTAATACTTCTGGTTGTATCTCGCTTTCCCGTATACTCGGACCCATCCACAAGATCAATTTCTCTCTCCGAAATTTCCGATCCCAAAAGCTCACGACCGGTCACATACAGAGTTCTATACCCATCAATTAGGTTTTCGATGTATTCTCCATCAATCTGCAGGGCCTCACTTGGCAGGGAGTTTTCACTCCCAACCTCGCCCGTGTCTACAAAATCATACATGACTTCGTTCTCCTTTCAGTCTCATCCTCATACTCTCTCGACTCTCCAGCTCTTTCTGCGTAAATTCTGCCGTAACTCGTGCCGCTTCTCTTCCGTTGTACTCAACTGGCACAACGATTGTGTATGTCGCGTTCCGCTGATAGGTGTAACCATCAGATAATTCTTTTTTTGTATCAGTTCTACTTGTATATGCCGTCATGACTGGATCAACACTGGAAATAACCGGAATATCAATTCTGTCATTTATTTCATCGTCCATCCCATAAACTGCAACCATCGGAGTATTTTCTATGCCACCTACTACGACACTTCTCGTTTTTGGCAGGCTCGCCCGGGATGCTGCTGCAGAATTTGCCGCGGCCGCCATCTGTGCCGCAATCGCCTGTATTCTTCCAAGGCTTGCGGCTAATCCATTTGCAAAGCTAATTCCAATATTCAGACCACTGCTATAGGCGCTGCCCGCCACTGACGCAAGAGATGCAAGCACGGCAGAAACCATGCTGATTGCGATTGCCTGTGTTGGCTGGAGTCCGCTTTGTACCCCATCTTTCGCGCTGTCTCCGAGTTTCTTTCCGGAACTCTTAGCTTTTCCCGCGCCGTTGTCAAATGCACTCACTATAGATTTCACGGCACTTTTAGCCTTGTTTCCAAGAGCATCCAACCCGTCATTCACAATACTCACAGAATCCTTCATACTTGTAATGGATTTCTGCGCTGTCTTTGCATTCTTAGCAATGGACTTCATGTTGGAATTTACCGCCAATAGCGCTGCCGCCATTGCAAGTACACCAACACACGCTGCTACCATTGCGACACCGAATGCTACCACTCCGACTGTGACACCAAGTACTGCAACTCCTACTGCAAGCAATCCAACCGCGAGAACCGTGCATCCAACTCCTGCCACAATCGTACCAGCTCCAAATACCGTCATTGCAGCGCCTAACGCCCCGATAGCTACAGATGCCTGTAAGCCATACTCGGCGACAATCGGAAGTACACTTGCCACGATCGCAAGGCCTGCGCTCGCAAGCAATACTGCCGCTCCAACAAGTGCCGCAGCTACACCGAATGCAATCAAACCAACAGCTCCTGCTGTAAGGATGGGAGCTACTGCAGCCGCTACGACCATCAATCCACCAATTGCTACGATCAGGCCGAACATCACTGCGATTGCAAGCGGGCCTGCATTTGCCAGAGAAATTGCGGACATAGTTAATACGGCGATTCCGGCCGCTGCCAAAACAACAGCTGCGCCGAATGCAACAAATCCTGCTGCACCTGCCGATAATGTCGGAGCCACCATTTTTGCCACGATCAGAAGTCCTGCGATTGCAGCTACCATTCCAACTAAAACAGCAACAGCCAATGGTCCCGATTCCGCCACAGCTTTCGCTCCTTGAGCAAGCAAAAAGAAACCACCGCTAATCAGAGCAACTCCTGCACCAAGCATCATAAATGCTTTGGCAGATTCCATAGTGCTTTTCATGCTTTCCCTACTCGACACTCCAACTTCTCTCTGTCCCTTGGAAATTCCAAGCAATTTTCTGGCAATCGCACTAATCCCTGCGCCGGCAAGACCTGCAATCGCACTGGTGAATGCACCTACAAACGGGGCAACACTTTTTGCAATCTTAAAGCCTTTATATGCAACAACAAGTTTGGGAATCTGAGGAATCACTTTCGCAATAACCTCGGAATGCTCCTCTAAAAATCCAGCAAATGTTTGTAAGGCTCCGCTTGCGGAATCCATTACACCGGCGAAAGAACTAATGCTTTCCGTGGATCCAAACGCACCGGTGATCTTTCCGAGATCTTCGCCGATTGCGGAAAAAGCATCTCCAAAAGCGGTCTTTACTTCCAATGCTTCTGTTTTTAAAACATTCCAGTACCCACTTGCTTTATCGAGAAATCCAGTTAATTTTCCTGCGATTGCATCTCCATCAAGATCTCCAATTTTATTAATTATCCCGTCCAAAGATTTAATTGCTCGACCGGATAAAACATCAAATGACGGTGCCAGCTTATTACTTACTGTTTCGGTCAGACCATCCATTGCCTGATCTACAGTCTTATACTCTGTAGCAAGCTTCGTAAATGCGTCATTTGTGCCGACTTTTGCGATAGCATCAAAGAAATCTTCTGTCGCAATTTTTCCGTCCTGCACATTCTGCACCAGCTCCGTGGTAGTCATGCCCATTTCTTTTGCGACTGCCGATATACCAGCCGGAGTCTGTTCGATCATAAGTTTAAAGTCTGCCCAAGCAACTGTTGGTTTCGCTGCCATCTGTGTAGCTTGCTGGCTTAAAGTTTTCATTGCCTGTTTTGGATTCTCAGCTGCCGCCGCAAGCCCTCCGAATCCCTTTACAAGCTTGTTCGTGCTTTTAATACCTACTGCACTCAGCTGAGCGTAAGTACTCGCCATATCAGATGCGCTGTAAATAGTATCTTCTGCAAACTCTTGCAATTCCTTTTTTACAGATGCAATCTCGTCAGCGCCTTTGCCAACCATCGACATGTTTCCGTTAAATGTTTTCCATGCAGCACTGGAAGAATTTAATTCCGACACCATACCGCCAATACTGGATGTGACAGCACCAAATGCCTTTTGTCCAATTCCGGCCATGATTCCAAATCCGATTCCACTTGTGAGCGTGCTTTTTAAATTGCTTACGGTACCCATTGCAGATTTGAAAGCAGACGTAAATCCTCTATCCTGCGCAGATAATATTGCCTTTACGGAAAAACTTTCTGCCATGCCATCACTCTCCTTTCATCATTCTGCCGATTATGTCCAATCTTTCATTTTTTTGCTTTCGGTTCCTCACACAATCTACTTCTTTTTCGTAATCAAAAAACTTTCTGAATCTCTGATAAACTGGTTTAGTCTTATTCTTTCCGACCTTTTTCTCTGCTTTCACAGCAAAATTTAGGAATGCTTGCAGATGATTTCGATAGTCCTTATCTACTTCTCTTAGCTGCACAACCTCCATAAGCAAGGTGTATTCTGGAATTGTCAACCTATCCACTTCTTCAAAGCTCTTAAAGCCAAGATATCGGAAACAATTCAACGCCACCTCTCTGTAGGATTCTTCAAAATCTACATCATCAGCTCTCTCTTCTTCGCTTCTTCCTCTTCCATTCTCTGTTTCTCTTTCTCTACAGCGTCCACGATCTCGTCCGTAGCTTTTTTCGTAGCATTGGCATTCTTTAAGAAACCCATTACTGTTTCTGTAAGATCATCGATATCTGTGTCCTCATCGTCGATATACTCATCTAAAAGGCCTCTTGTCACTCTCGGATTCTGCCCTTTATTCGCAACATCAAGAATGTTTACCAATGCATCCGGATCACCATTTACTAAGTTCATAAGCGCATACCGGAATCCTACGTCTTTTTTTACTCCCGGCGCACCGTCTACCGGGACATTTGTCTGCTTGTTGATCTCTCTCAAAAATCCCATTCCGAATTTAAACTGGTACACCTGTCCGTTAATTGTTAATTCCATCATATTTTTTACCTCCATTAAAAGAGAGCGGTCTCGCCGCCCTCTATGTACATGATCTATTCTTTTCCTACTTTTGCCTTTCCTACTTTACCTCTGCCGATTAAGGCTACATCGTCAGAGGGCATTATTCCCCCTCTTTCACGCTGTCCTTAAACACATAAGCTGCTACTTCCTGCTGCTGTGCAGTTACAGTAACATCCCCTCGTTTTCCAGAGCCGTTAACACCAAAAGTAAGAGACACCTCTACATTTTCATCTGCCGAGGATATGATCTCAAATTCCGTGAGATATCCCTGGAAATACATGCCCTTAAACTTATTCGGACCAGGTTCTGCCGGATCCTCAAGGTTTGCTTCCCAGATTTCAAGCAACTCATCCGAATCCATCGCGTCCTCTAACTCGGAGATTAACTTATCTTTCTTCGCAAGGATAGCAGTGGCCGTGATTTCTGTTTCCGCAGCCCCAGGTGTGCGAATCGTTCCATCCTTCGTTGCTGTAGAGTCTGCATCCTTGCTTTTTGTTCTTCCATTTTCTGTCGTAAACGCAAGATTTTTCGCAGCCTCTTCTTTGGCTTTTCCTGCAAGTCGGTACAAATAGACAATTTTCTTGCCAGATACCGCCTCTGCAAATAACTGTAAACCTGTCTTAAACATGCTTTTTCTCCTCTCTAACTAAAACTAAATTCTATTTCCAGCAACCCGTGTAAAAGAGGCTGCTTTGTTGTTGTATCCGGAAGAATCCTCTGATTTACATTCCGGACATTCCATGCAAAATTTTCGGTATGATCCAGTCTTCTGCATGTGGTTTTGATCGCCAACAGCATTTTTGATACCGTTCCTCTCTGTCTTGGATTGTTGTGCCAAACATGGATTGTCTGATGGACACTGCCAAACACAGCGGTCTTATTCGCATCATCGATCAATTGGCTGTCTGCGAGATAAACAAAAGGATACGGCGTACCATCCGGCGGTAAGAAGCCGTCATATACGTCATATCCTAATGCTTTGATCTCTGTAAGTAATTTTGTAAATAATTCTTGCTGTGGATCCATATCTCACCTCACAAGCTTTTGCAAATCTTTTTCAAACTGTTTCTTTTGCTCCTCAAATGCGGGTTTTAAATAGGGTTGGGCTTCCATCTTACGAGTGCCTAATTCTACATAAGCAGCATACTCTGCCTTCGGTTCCACAGTAGCCTTCAGTCCATTCGGAGATATTTCTAAACCTATACTCCGTTTCAAATTCCCTGTCGGCTTTTTGAATACCATGCCTTTCCCTTCTTCCCATGCGTAATGTCCTTTGAATACTGCGTTTCTTTTCGCCCTTGATTCCATAGCAGAGCCGTTCTTTTTTACGGTAGATTTTAACTTACCCATATCCATCCGCTTCTTCAAACCTTTATTCAGCTTTGCAATTCCCTCAAATTTAATTTCTGCCACTTTGCACCTCCGATACTACAAACACGTGCTTTGTTCGCAGTTTCCGCTCAAAATCCACTCCGTACACTTTCCTTCCGACTCTGATCCGGTGGAATATTTCTGTATAATGAGTCTGCAATTGAATTGTAAGACTTCCTTGTTTAATGCTGCCATAAATCAGGTTCATCGTTTCTGTCCCAGTATCTGAAACACTTCCATACTTCTTCACTTCCGTCACGTAGTCATCTGCGTAATCACCAGTCTCTGGATTGTACGCTCCGTGTTCTGCCGTTTGAAAATATATAGCTTTATCATACCTCATAGGAATCGCACCCTCCCCCGTTTTGCCCCGTCTACAGAGTCAAGATACGCTTGTATCTCGTCCATATAGGCGGAAAAATCATTTTCATTGTACGAAGTGCTTTCTCCAGCCACACTGTGGGAAGACATACCCTCAGAGCCAATGCGGTTAAAACGGATCACTGCCACATCCGTAACGATATGCTGCATACTCGATGGCACTTCCATGCCACCGAGAAGCAGTTTCAAACGATTTCGCACAGATTCCAGAAT